GGTAGTAGACAGTCAGACAGTAGGCGAAGGCGATGACGCTGTAGTCCACTCAGGCCGCTGCTACGGCACTGTGAACCTAGAAGCGCCAGATGCCGACAGCTTTACCAGCTACGCAGACATTTCTCACGATGATGCTGTAGAATGGGCCAAATCTGCTCTCGGCGAAGAGGTGGTATCTCAGTATGAAGATAGCGTTGCCAGCCAGATAGAGTTATCCAAGAATCCAGTTCAAGCGAGTGGCACACCGTGGACTTAATAGATTTATTAAACGTTGCTACGGCAGCAGTTACATTAGCGAGCGCAATCACTGCGCTGACGCCCACTCCGCAGGACGATGCTCTAGTTGCCAAGGCGTATAAGCTACTAGAATACCTCGCTCTGGTATGCGGTAGAGCAAAAGAATGACCAAAGAAGAGCGCAACCTAGCCCTTGATGCCTTGGAGCGGATCGCAAAGCATGAGAAAGAATGCGGCGAGAGATGGGGCGAAGCTGTAGTGGAGTTAAAGCAACTCCGAGCAGCAACGGATGCGCACGCGGCCAGATGGGAGAAGCTGGCTTGGTTAGTAATCACAACGGCCCTTGCAACGGCTGCAACAGTAATCACAACACATTTTGTGGGGTAAATATGTCTCAGGAAAACGCAATTAAGATTCCAACTTGGGCGCTACCAATCGTGGCGGCTGCTGTCTCATTCTTGATGGGCTACGGGGCGATGCAAGCGAATGCTGCTGCAACCGAAAACACCGTTAATCGTATTGAAGCTGAAGTCCGTGAGGCGGCCAAGAAAGCCGAAGAAGCTGGTACAACGGGAAAATTAAACGAACAGGCCATCCAGCAAATCACGAAGAATCTGTCGGAGATGCAGGAAACTGCGAAGGCCAGCGATGCCAAGCTCCAGCAGTTGATAAACATCATGATTCAACAAGCGCAGAACTAGACCCGTTTCCGTTTTTTGACCCCACATTGAAGTGCGATTTACGGCGCTGGGAGATGCTAAGAACGCTATACGGACAGGCACGTAGGGACGCCGCTATCAAGTGGCTAACTGACGCGCAGCAGACCTGTAGTTACGGCGCAAGCATATACGTTCAGAACAGCTTGCATCGGTATCTGGCGGGGGCGGTTAATCGGCGTATTGAGTTGCTCACTTGGACATTACAAGCCAGAGAAGCAAAAAAGACGCAGGTCATCACCAAGAAGCGAGAAATCTAAATGCCGGAGATGCTTGTTTACGTTTTGCTGATGTACGTTGGTGGCGTAGAAGAGCCGAACTTTCGGGTACATTTTCGGACTCTAAGCCAGTGCGCTAAACACAAGGTGGCTATCGAGCATCAGAGCGGCGATGATTTTCCGTACATCTTTCCTAAAACCAACCGCTTCAGCCTAGTTTGCATGCCGAAGATAATTACTTCCAAGCAAGCTGGCACCGAAATCATATTCCACGACTTACCCGATGTAGCCGTGGATGATTAATGGATGACTCCAATAAAAGTTGATAACATCAACCTACCTTAATTTGGGGAAACCAATGATTACTATCGACGATATTGAGTACAAAGAAGAAGACCTTAGCGAAGACGCCAAAGTTCGCGTAAAGCGAATCCAGGAATTACGCGGTCAGATTGATGCTTTGATGATAAATTACGAAGAAATACAGTCTGCAATAAGTCATCACGCCGGCAAGATAAAAGAGTCAATGGAAGCATTGCAGGAAGAAAATGGCAGCGAACCTAGTTAGCCAACTTATTGGCCCGGTATCGGGCATCCTCAACAAGTTTGTCCAGGATAAAGATGAACGAGCCAGACTCGCTCATGACATCGCGACGATGGCGGATAAACACGCCCAAGAAATAAACCTGGCACAAATTGAGTTGGCCAAGGTAGAAGCTGGCGGTAACTGGTTACAGCGAAGCTGGCGTCCCATGATTGGCCATATCTGCTGGCTTGGGTTGGCTTACAACGTGATTGTCAGTCCATTCCTGGGTATCTGGCTCCCGGTCCCAGAAATACAATCCGATTTGCTGTATCCCGTGCTGCTTGGAATGCTGGGTATGTCGGGCATCCGGGGATACGAGAAGGTAAAGGGCAAGTCATGAAATACTTTACCGAAGAGGAGCTAACCTGTAGCCATTCCGGCGAGTGCAAAATGGACGAGTATTTTATGGAGCTAATGGATGATATCCGCGAGCGCGCTGGGTTCCCCTTTGTTGTCACTAGCGGTTATCGCTCCCCAGACCATCCCATAGAGGCTAGGAAGAGCGCGCCTGGCGCGCATACTACCGGCAAGGCCATTGACATAGCGGTATCTGGGGAAAAGGCGCTGAGACTCATAGAAATAGCGCAACAAGCGGGAATCAAGCGTATTGGTGTGAACCAGAAGGGTAGTGGCCGATTCATACACCTAGATGTGTGCGATGACCGGCCAAGCCCTGCTATTTGGTCGTACTAGACAAGAACTCAGATATACGCTCTTCAAGCTCCGATAAGAACGTAGAAACTTCTGCCTCAAGCTCTTCGATAACACCTGGCTCTGGAACGTGCCGCACAACCCATATCTGGTTATCCACAGGCAAGCGCGGATCGAACATCACAAAGTCGCACCACTTGCGCGCTGTGCAAGATAACTGCCAGTTCATCTGGGTGACGTAATTCGCCGGTATCGCGTTACTGATAACCGTATTAATCATCGTGGTAGTTCTTGGACACTTAATCTCTACCAGGCCGTCATCACCCACTAGCCCGTCCGGGGATGCGCTGGAGTTGGCGATAGTCGGATGGGGAATGCTGCCTACCTCAACAACATCCACCATCTTTTCCCACTCATAGCGCGCTCTAGCATGAGGTTCTGTTTCTATACCCCATATCATGTCCCGGCTAACAAAGTTATCTGGAATGACGCCCGTGAGGCGCTGCTCAATCAACTCATCCATGTAGCGTTTGCGTGAGGTGCTGTAGCCGCTTTTGGTCTTAGCAATAGCGTCATGGCACCGACTGCCTGTGAGCTTGCCTAAACGCGCCAGGAACCACTCTTCGCTACCCTGCTGCATTGGTCGCCTTCAGTCGATTCATTGCGTTATTCGCTTGCTCTTCGCTCAACGCATGGATATCAGTTACGCCATAGGCGTTGGTCACCTTATCCAAGTTGACTGACTTCTCTCCAGCCAATCGCTTAATCTCTGCAATCACATCCACGTTCGCCTGGGCGACCGGCTCTTCGACGCGCTGCATCTCCTCTGCGCTGGCGAACTCTTCACCGGCAAAACCACATGCGCTGAGTGCGCGACCGATTGCGCCGGTTTCGCAGTTCTCAATTGCGTTTGTCTTATTGATGTTATTGCTCCCACGCCGCTCTTCGGCATGACCCGTAGCGACTATTTGGCCGTTTGGTGACAGAATTGACGCCTTCACCATAATGACCTCATTGGCCTCTGATGCTTCAGTAATAATTCCCCAGCCATCCGATATCGGGTGTTTAGCGCGGAACTCTGCTACGCGCAACGCAACGGTTTTATATTCCTTCCCCCGAATGTTTACGATCCCATCACTCATATCTAACCTCATCCATTTCAAGTTGGTATTCCTGGCACTCAGTACATTGGTAACACGCATCCCAGCCAGGTTGGAATCTGTCACCTATTTCTTCTGGTATAAACTCGAAGGTTGTTGTCTGTTCGCACTGCGCGCAGAAATAATCCTCGTAATCTTCATTGTCCATTGAATCTCCCCGCCCAAGCCAGATTAGCCCAGGCTTTTACTCTCCTACGGAACCCGTCCAGGTCGATGCGTTCTATCGGGTGCATTTTCCCGTTATAGATTTTCATGTAACTGTACACTTCCATAGTCTGCGGATCGCCGGCCACTACCAGAACGGTGATTTTCGGAGATAGGGCTGTCATGCGCTCAAACATAATGCGCTGACCAACCGTGATGTGTCCTTCAGCATACTTCCATTCAATGAGTAGGAATTTCCCGTTTATCTCGACTATCCCATCGACATCACTCATGCCGATTTTGCCCGGCATACAATCGTCGAATAGTCCCAATTTGGGACATGCTTTTTGGTAGTAGCAACCTTCCGAATCGCATGACCAATTTAGTTGTCTCGTTGTCATAGGCAACCAATATACAGGATGGGGTTGCACATGCAAACTGAATATGGCTAAATCCGACCATGAGCAAAGAAGAGTGGATTGAATTTAAGATTAGGCTGATCCGGCGCA